TTCCATTACATCAAAAAGTGAAATTATTATTTCAAAGAATTTCCCGTTGCAAAAATGGACAAATATCATTGTCAGTGTAGATACGTATTTTATTGATATATACATGGATGGTAATTTAGTAAAATCGGTGGCTATAAACTCTGCTACACAAACACCAATTGCTGTTCCTACTTCGGAAAACTTGATCATAAACTTTGGATCAGGTCAGGATATTAAACTATCCAGATTGATACGTTTGCCATACCAGATTGATCCAGGAACAGCATATGGTATTTTTTCACAAGGAAATGGTGTATCAAATTCATCTGTTACTCATTTCAATGTTTGGTATTCGGCAAAAGATAGTACAGCATCAGGTTATGGAGATCAAAAGAATGTAATTACAGTATAAATCGTGAATAACAAAAATGAATTATATATTATATATTATATATCATGAGCGAACAGATAAATAATATTACAAACACATTAACAGAAACAGTCGACGGAGCAAAAGAATCTGTTTCGAATACACTGAACGACTTTTCGTCAAGTGCAGTTGTAAATGCAGATTCTAGTTTTTTAGACTCGAATGGTTTAATCGCGAAATTTGTATTTCTTTTATTGGTATTGTTGGCATTTTTAGCATTGTTATATTTAGGAATTCAACTCATTGCCTATTTTACACAGCCGTATGGTTCCCCTTACCTTGTATATGGATTGTTACCTGGTACAACTTCTGTCACGATTACACAAGACCCCACGAAAAAAGATTCAATTACATTATTACGATCGAATAACGCGACAACTGGTATAGAATTCACATGGAGTGTTTGGCTATTTGTCGACCCATTGAATAGTGCAACGGATGACGCCGTAGTAACTGGCTCCACACATGGTGCAGTAAAATATCATACTGTATTTGTCAAAGGAGATGGTAAACCAAGTACAGTATTTCCTTTTGGTGTTATGCAACCCAATAATGGTCCAGGAGTTTATTTATATCGCGATTTAAAATCAGATTCTGTAGCCACTCAACCCTTTAATAATTTAAAAATATTGGTCGATACAGTTCAAGTACCATCCAATGTACCGACTGCTACAAAGGCAACTGGTAGTACCCCCCAACCATTTGAAAATAAATCAGAAATCATTGACATTAAAGGTATCCCGATTAACAAATGGTGTCATTTAGTCATTCGTTGCACAAATATATACATTGACGTATACATTAACGGTATTATTGCACAGCGAATGCAATTGCAAAGCGCACCTAGACAGAATAACAACAATGTAAATATATGTACGAATGGAGGGTTTGCAGGAAATATATCCAACCTGCAATATTTCAATTATGCTATTTCTGCCATTCAAATTAATTCCATTTTCGCAAGTGGTCCCAATTTAACACCATCTTCTCAAATGGGTAATGCATCTGTAGCATCGAATCCACAATATCTATCCTCTACTTGGTATAGTTATTGAGCAATATATTGAGCAATATATTGAATTGTAATGGTCAATGAATTATACATTTTGTCATATAGTATTATACTATATGACAACACCGATATGTGAAACGTTAAAACAAAGCCAACGATTATTGCAAATTCAAACTCCACCAACGCGTTATGATCCACCGAATCCGTATCTGATGGGATATACGCAATTCCAATTGAATATGCGGAGAAAAGCCGAAATTTTGAGATATGATCCAATCCGACAACCGAATCAAACGAATAGTCTGACAAAGGCGCAACGGTGGGGACAAGTCGTTTCCGGTAAATATCAAAAACAGTCCTATACAAAGATAAACACTGTAATGTCTGATGGTATAACGCCGATTACGACCATCTACGGAACGCCCGTAAATCTCGAGGACCAATACATTACATTAGATTGCCCGGATAATAAATTGAATGTACTCACCTCCACTACCTCATGTGACGTACCCGGTGAAGTTATCCAATTGTATAATGACGGTACAACACCTATATACATGATCGCAAACAATAAATCTCCTTATGCATTTCAAGTTACACCGGTATCTACGCCATATTATTCAAGTTCATACAATAATATATCTACCACTCTCACGTATGCACTTAGTTCTAATACGTCCAATTTTGAAAATACAACTGTCTCGAACACTTTTGCGAGTTTATATATCGTGCATCCAATCCAAGATACAATGACGTTTGCCATGTCACTCCCCATTTCAATATATGTAGGAGGATCGATTGCATTGACGAATACGGTATATCCAGGTTCCAATGGTAGTCCATTGGGAGTTTCGATTCAAGGAATCACACTATCCGCATTATATGGATCCAAAGTATATACCATTACACCTGAACCCACCTTTCAATATGATGCAAGTGATGCGAGTTTTAATATTTTATCTACAAATACAACATTCTATGCATCTTGTTCTATAGGACAATTGAAAATATCGAATATACAAATGCCTACTATTACGGGATACATTTACGATTTTCAACTTTGTTTTCATATACATGTAACACTTCCGGATAATTATTTTCCCAAATTTAATGCGATAACCGCAGGAGTCATTTGTAATGTAACCCAAGATATTTCATTACATGCGAATCATATTCGTCCGGCACAACCAATCGGTGCCACTTTTTCTATATCTTCTTCATAGACATAGGTCGATAAATGGAATGCATATTGATCTATATGATTTATGACAGTATATAACATCGTCTTATAAGCATCTGCATCTGCATCTGCATCTGCATCACAGATAGATTCTATATGACAAACATGCGAATATTTTTCTTTTAAAAGATCCAGAATGACTGTATTTTCGGAATCTGCGATAAATGCGGGCGTTATGTCATATAGATAATCATTCCAGAAGATTTCATCGCCGAGTGAATCGCGAGTCAATGAATAATACATTTCTTCGTCTTTTGCATGTTTTGGGGTATTATGTATGCGCAACTCATTCCGGAAGATTTCTAATGCACGGTCGTTTTTTCGCCTTTCTTGAAAATAGTCATATAAAGGATCTTCGGGGATTATCCATGTGTAAATGGTATCAATCATGGATTGAATACGGGGATATTGCGAGGTGATATTCATATCTATATAGGACCCTCCGCGGATATGTTCGATCCCGTATTTTGCCATGTATTGGATGACAATGTAGTCCAGATTCGCGAAATGATCGCCTAAAGCGATGCGATCTACAATACGTATAGGACGATAACGCTGGAGGTAACAATAGATAAACGAACTATATGCCAAAATATAGGCGTCGTCCATTACGATGGAACAATAGATGAAATAGCGTGGACTCTCCGATTCCAGTTCGAGAACATATATGAGAAACTCGGGGTATGACATATAAATCATGTAGACAGAATTATTCTATATGATTTTACACGGTTCATCGATTCTGGGATAGAGTGGGGTTCAGACACATTTGTTGGGACGGAAATACTTGTCCGGATAGACATTTATCTTGCTCTCCTACTTCGACACATCCACGTTTGTATTGATGTTCACCGACCAGACACCATTGGGTCTTATTTTTACGTTGTTGTATAGGACTTTCGTCACTATCCGAATCGACGTGTTTTTGACGTTTAGATGCTTCATTGATCGTATCATCTAAATCGCGTCCGGATCTACCTTGTTCTCCGGCTTTGATGAGAAGATCGCCGACGGAATGAAAGGATCCATTGACGATATCTAGGGAGGTTTTGCCTACATCTGTGGCTACATCCGACGTTTTATCGATGATTTTTCCCGCGGAATAACTGGTTTCGGACATGATTGTGGAAGATACGGGTTGTATCACGTCAAACATGGACTGAAAGAGATTTCCAGCAAGAGTCAAGAGATTTACTCCTAAAAGGGAAAAAAATAGAAGAACACACAATACGATAATCACCATGGATTGGCCATTTTTCACATCTGTTTCATTTGTTTTAGATGATGATGACGACAGATCACTAGGGGGGTCCATTTTTTCCGATTTTTCCATTTGAATAATGTTATATAATAATAAAAGAGTTTTTGCGTTTTGGATTTTGATATATTTTATAAATGGATAGTAAAATGGGATTCTTTAGTTTTATCGAAACATTCTTTTTTATTAGTTTAGCGATAACCTTTATTTTGATAATGATGCTTGTCTATCACTTTAAAGATAGATTGACGATTTTAGAAGATAAATGTGATACAATGTACGAAATCATTGATAACATGGCGAAAGAAGTCAATCGATTGCATGCATTTTGCTCTAAACCGTCCATACCCGTAACCCCTTCTTCCGTCGAATCACAAATACCATTCCGTATCCCTAGTATCCTTGGTAACCATTTCGTCAATAAAATAATCGTATCTGACAATGAATCGGATGATGATAGTGGTAGTGAATATTCCGATACCACTAATTCCGATGCGGACGACGACAACGACGAAGAAGATGTCAAGACGAATGATGGAATTGTGATTACAGAGTCAGAATCGATACAATATGAAGATTTAGACGAAATAGATGATTCTCTTAATATTCTTGAAGTAGAAGATATAGTAAATGAAGACGAAGTTCGAGAGGAGAAACTTGACGAGACCGAGGATGTGATTGTTCCTATAGAACCTCTCGAATTGGATCCACTTGTAGAAGAACCCCCTGTAGAGGACCACGTCGAATCCACCGAATCAAATGATCCTATAGGACAAAACATGGATGTGAATACCTACAAGAAAATGGAAGTCGGTGCATTGAAATCACTCGTCCTAGAAAAAGGATTGGCAACAGATGTCAAGAAGATGAAAAAGGCGGAATTGATTGATCTATTGATTGATTGAATAAATAAAAAAAGTATAATTAAATAGTATACATAGATGTCTCAACCTTCCTATCATGGATATACTTCGAATAATTTATATGATGGATTCCCGCCAATCATGGCCGATAGCCGTGTCATTGTTGCATCCTATCAACCTGAAGCCGTACTAAATAATCATCTATTGCGCGAATTGGGAATTAAATCGAATTGGGAATATAGACGATATTTAACACAGAATGCAAACGATATCATTCAATACAATTACCGCGAATCCGCGAATGATTGTGGATATAGCCGGCGATTTCAAGATACATCAGGACCATACAATACGCCTTATTTATACAAATCGTATCAAGAAACCACGCGACCCCCAGGATACGAGACATCCAACCAGAAAGAACTCTATATGACAAGAGAACAATTGGAATCGCGAATGGTCGCCCCAGTAATCACCCAAGCCGATCTATTGCGACACAATGCATCCTCCCGATCATAATTCGCAAACAACTACATATTATAATTTTCTATAATATGTATCTCATATAAAGGGGACATTATATTTACATGATTGTATATATCCCCAATATAAATCCATAATAGTGTAAAAAAGAATGCATCCTATAATGATCTATAGAACCCCATTCGATCATAGAATAATATTTCGATCCCATTGCCGAAATACACGTTAAAAAGAGAATACATAGATACATTGTTATATTTGCAGGCGTATTATAGACGAGAGTGTATGTAATAATAAGCACCGACGTAAGAATCACCATGAATCTGTCCAATATGTGCAACATACTATTCTTTATAGGATTCCCCCAAAACATGTAACTCGTGATGAAAAGCAGGGCGGAACACAATTGTATTCCGTAAAACATTTCATGGCGAGGAGTATGCATAAAAGACGCGATAAAGAGAAGGAAAATAAATCCGCTCGTTTTTTGTAAAAGATTCATTGTAAAATTGAAATGAAATAAATAGTCTTGAAGTATTCTATCTATATGACTTCCTTGAAAATGATTGATTTGTTTGCCGGGACAGGGGCATTTACACATGCCTTTGAAAAAACGGGGAAAGTAGAATGTGTATTTGCAAATGATATGCAGGATTCGTCGAAAATGATTTACGACGCGAATTTTACACATAAATTGACACTGGGTGATCTCAATGATATTTCCGTGGAAAATATTCCGCCACATGATATATTGACGGGTGGATTTCCGTGTCAACCTTTCAGTATCGCCGGAAAACGAGAAGGGTTCAACGACGAACGTTCGAATGTATTCTGGAAGATTCTGGCCATTATTGATCGCCATCAACCGGAATTTGTCATTCTGGAAAACGTCAAGAATCTCACGACCCATGACGAGAAAAGGACATTTGAAACGATC